GGCGGCCCTTGCAGTCGCCCCATGCGTTTTCATAGTAACAGCCAGAGTGACACATCACATCATCCCCGCTTTGATCTTCGTGTGGACTTCCCGCGCCAGTGCCACGTCGCCCATGCAGTATTCGGCAATGCGGTCATACTCGCCAGACTTCCATGCGTCGTAGACTTTGCTTCCGTCGAGTCCGTTCGTCTTGCCTTCCAGCCCCAGGAACTCGGCCACCTTGGAGAGCGAAACGTGGTCCTTGTAGTCCGTGGCCCACAGTTCCATCGTGTCCTCAACGTCCTTCGGGTAGCGGCCACGCGGGATGACGCGGGCGAAGTCGTACAGCCCATACTTGATGCACTTGCGCCACAACCACGGGAGGTCAAAGTTCTTGACGTTGTGGCCGACCCAAGTCGGTGCAAGACCGCGCTGCATCTTCGCCGTGGGCACGATGGCCTCTTGGACCATCTCAAGCAGTTCGCGTTCGTCAACGCCTTCGCCACGGATATGGCACTGCGGCTTGTCACTGTTGTACGCCCATCCGACGGCAAGAATTTCTCCCTGCATAGAGTCGAGCGCCTGCTTGCGGTAAAGCTCCACCTGGTTTTCTTCAGCCCATGCGCGGATGGTTTCGGGCTTCTTCATGTTGCATGGTGCGTTCTCCATCAGCTCCTCGATGGATGGCATGACAGGGCCGGGGATCGTTTCGATGTCAATTGTAATCTGGTGCATGGTGTCTCCTTATGCAGCGCGTTGCGCCGTGATGTTCTTGATGAGCCAGGTTGCCAGCGGCGTGGATAGGTCGCGCAGGGTATCGACAGGCTCAAATGGCTTGCACTGCCGTTTCGCAGCAGCCCGCAGCCGCTCGTTGATGTCATCCATCATCACCTCTTCCTCGTCGCCCGCGTAAAGCTCGGCCAGATATTCGATGGGGTCCGTGATCGTCTGGGCCGGTGCAGCCGGTGCGGGCCGATGTGACGGGGCAGGCTCCTGCGCTTCGGCTCCACTTTCGAGCCATTCGCGGAGTTTACGGCCTGTGTCTTCGCTGATACGGAAGGGGTCGTTGAAAAGGCGGGTTCGGTCCTTCGACTTGACAGCCAGATTGCCGTCTACTGTCAGGTCAAGAACTGCCGTGAATTCGTACTCGATGCCATCGCGCTGTTCCGGGGCCGCTCCCTGCTTCTCAATCGTCTTCTTGCCGTTACGTTCGCCTTCGACGTAGACGGCCTTTGAGCGCATCGTGACGATGATGTGCAGGGGGCTATGCAGCATTGCGTCAATGAATCTGCGGTGACGCTTGTCGCCTTCATTCCATGCCGCGTAGGAATTGCCGCGAAACTTGGCGCGGGCAATGTTGTCCACGATTTCGAGCATCCCGCCTGCGCCCTTCCATTCATGGGTGATGCTGTCGATGATCAGGATGTCATATCCAGCCTTCGCAGCCGCATCCATGACCTCAATGAAGCGTTCCGGCTCGTAGGGCGGGCCAAGTTCCACAACATCGAAGTCCATCATGTCGGCGTACAGGGACGCGCTGCCGCGCTCCGTGTCGAGCACTGCGACCTTGCCGCCAATCCCCTTGGCGATTTGCAACGCTCCATACGTCTTGCCGCTTCCACTTGTGCCGGACAGTGCGAGCCGCAGCTTCGCCTTCTTTCTCTCGGCCTTCTTAAACATTGTCATTCCTCCTGTGTTTCCCGCTTGCGCGGACATCCAAACTCAGCCGCCTCTTGGTCCGTTATGATCGGCTCATCGTCGTACATGATGCCCTCCCGCTGTTTCTGCGTATCGCCCGCCGCAGTATCATCGCGGCCACCAGTGCGTGACCTGGCACTTCGACAACAGGCGCGGTCTTGGACAGGCCGGTTGCGGCCAAAATCACCTTGAGTTCGTGTCTGGTCATGGCTCAAAACCTCCGAATGATAATATAAAGGGCCAGGCAGACGGCCAGTGCGCTTATTCCGTAGCAGCAAATGGGGATCATACAGCCCCCTTCTCTACGCGGGCGATTTCGGCCCGGAGCCGTCGCACATACTCGTCGGTCAGCCCGCCAGCATCACCGCCGCTCTGCACCCAGACTTCCGCCATCTCGCGCAACACCTGCGCGTCGGTCATCTGGTGGCGCGTGCTTGGCCTTGGGGCCAGCGCGTTCAAAAACCGCTTGTCAAAGTCGCTGTAGAAAAGGTTCATACCTGCCTCCGTTGTGCATCGCGTCATCTGGTGGTGCGGCGTCCGTAGACGCCGGGAGAAGGAGGGTGGAAAGCCTGTGCAGATGCACCGCTCCGCACGGCCCGCCCGTTGCTCAATTATCCGGGGCTGGTATGCTGATGGCCCCGGCCTACACGGCGCGACGTAGCTTCTCATGCTCCACCGGATGACGCGATATTCAGTTGTCAAAGACTCCATCCCCTCCTCGCATCCCCTCGGCCCTTGGATCGTCCCCCCAGTTCGGCGGGCTCGGCATCCGGCGTCGGTTCGTCGGTTCGGGCAACCACCCGGCTCCGACTTGGCATCCCCGTGGGGATGCGGTTTGGATTCCGTGTCGTTGTTGATTGAAGAATACCAAACGGGCGAAAAAAGTCAATACGAAAGTATAAAAAAAGCAGGGCAAAAAAAGATTTGCCAAGTCAGAGATACACAAGTATAAGGTGCCCATGAGCAAGAACAACATCCGAAAAATCATCACTGACAGGGGGTTGACCGTGCCCGAAGCGGCGCGGTTGTGCGGCCTGCCCGTGCCCACGGTGTCGGCCCACTATTACGGACAGCGCAAGACGATGACGCTCCCGATTGCTGCGAAGTATGCCGAAGGGCTTGGCGTGGCGATGGAGGAAATAGTTTCTGGCGGAGACGCCGCATGAACATCTTCGCCATCTACGCCAGCGCATCCGACGACGAACCCTTCGTCCGCACCTGGGCCGACGATCCGGTCACGGCATTGGAACTGGTCCGGTGCAGTGCGTGGTGCTGCCAACAACTGACTGAGACGGCTTATGCCGAGAGGGTGGAGGAACTGCTGTGAGCGACGCTCCCGAATCCGCCAAGACCCAGTGTGAGCGCCTGCTCGAACACCTCAAACTCGGCCTGCCGTTGACGCATCGCAAAGCCGAGATCGGCTATGGGGTCCAGCGTCTTGCCGCACGCATGTACGATTTGAAGCAGCTCGGCCACCAGATCGAAAAGCGGATGGTGGAGGTGCCGACGAGGGATGGGAGGCGGGCGAGGGTGGCGGAATATTTTCTACAGGCATGAAAAAAGCCCCGGCGCTGTGACGAGCAATCCGGGGCGAAACAAAAAGGACGGGAAAACGATGTACCAAGAAAACGGCAATGTCAAGAGCTACACGGACTTCTTGGCTGAGAAGGTTGTCTCTGCGCAACCACTCGGCTTCGACGTGGCAATCGAGGACCTCAACCCCGCGTTGTTCGACTGGCAAAAGGTGGTCGTGCAGTGGGCAATCAAACGTGGCCGCGCTGCGCTGTTTGAGGCGTGTGGGCTCGGCAAAACCCTGCAACAACTCGAATGGGCGCACCAGGTCCACCGATTGACCGGCGGCGACGTGCTCATTCTCGCCCCCCTGGCCGTGTCTTCGCAGACCGTGCGCGAAGGGGCAAAGTTTGGCATCACGGTCAACAAGTGCCGCAAGCAGTCAGATGTGCGTCCAGGCGTCAATATCGCCAACTACGAGATGCTTGACCACTTCGACGCATCCCACTTCGCGGGAGTCGTGCTGGACGAATCGTCCATCCTTAAGGGATTCACCGGCAAGATGCGCAACCAGATATGCGCGGCCTTCGCTAATACCCCGTACAGGCTCGCCTGCACTGCGACACCGGCACCGAATGACCACATGGAACTGGGCAACCATTCCGAGTTCCTAGGCATCATGCCCAACGTCAACATGCTCTCGACATGGTTCGTCAATGACGGATTCGAGGCTGGCAAATGGCGGCTCAAGGGCCACGCGGCATCCGATTTCTGGCGTTGGGTTTCGACATGGGCAGTCTGTCTTTCCAAGCCTTCCGACATGGGATTTGATGATGCCGGATACAAACTCCCAGAACTGCGCACAATCAAGCATCACGTCGGTGAAGAGTTCGAGTGCAAGGGCGGCCAACTCATCCGCACGCACGCCCCGAGCGCCACGGACCTGGGCCGGGAGCTTCGCGCAACCATCGACATCAGAGCCGACAAGACCGCAGAAATTGCCGCGTCCACCGAAGGCCCGGTCCTGATTTGGGTCAACCTCAACGACGAGGCAGAATCCGTCCTGGCTCGCATACCCGAGGCAAAGCAAATCACCGGCTCCATGAGTACGGACGCCAAAGAGCAAGTCATTTCCGACTTCGTGGATGGGCGTCTGCGCGTGCTCATCGGCAAGCCTTCCATCTGCGGTTTCGGCATGAACTTCCAGCACTGCGCCGACATGGTTTTCATGGGGCTGTCCTACTCGTTTGAGCAGCGCTACCAGGCCGTGCGCCGGTGCTGGCGATTCGGCCAGACTCGGCCGGTCAATGACCATGTTGTGATGAGCGCGTCTGAAGCCAAGATTTTTGAGAAGGTCCACCAGAAGGAGTTGAAGCACATGGAGATGGAGCAGGAAATGAGCGTTGACGTTGCCTTGACTCACGAAGCCCGTAATCAGTCACAGGGCATGGAGTACCAGCGACGTGAAGTCAGGGGCAAGGACTGGACGCTCGTGAACGGCGATTCCTGCAAAGAGATCCAAAACATCGAATCCGACTCCATGGGATTTTCCATCTTCTCCCCGCCGTTCTCGTCTTTGTTCGTCTACTCCGATTCCATCCGCGACATGGGCAACTGTGAATCCGACGAACAGTTCTTTCAGCACTTCGCGTTCCTCGTTCCTGAACTCCTGCGCATCACTATGCCGGGGAGGTTGTGCGCCGTCCATTGCTCCCAGATTCCGGCCCACAAATGGAAGGACGGAGAGATGGGGCTGAAGGATTTTCGCGGCGACATCATCCGCACATTTCAAAAGGCCGGATGGGTCTATCACTCCGAGGTTTGCATCTGGAAGGACCCGGTAGTCGAGATGCAGCGCACAAAGGCGCTCGGGCTCCTGCACAAGCAAATCAAAAAGAACTCGGCAATGTCCCGCGTTGGGATGCCTGATTACCTAGTTGTCTTCCGCAAGCCGGGTGAAGTCGTCGCCCCTGTCGAACGCCCCAACGGATTCAACCCACGCGCCTACATCGGAACCGAGGGCGAAGAGTGTCAGACGAGCATCGACGTGTGGCAGAGATACGCTTCCCCTGTCTGGCACGACATCAACCAGACCAACGTCCTCAATGTCAGGGTGGCCAGGGCAGAGAAAGACGAGCGCCACCTGTGCCCGCTCCAACTCGACGTAATCGAAAGGGCAATCCACCTTTGGACCATCCCAGGGGATACGGTTTTTACTCCATTCCTGGGCATCGGTTCAGAGGTTTACAGCGCCGTCAAACTCGGGCGCAAGGGCTACGGAATTGAACTCAAACCCGAGTATTTCAACCAGGCCGTGCAGAATCTCAAGTCCCTGGATGCTGACAAGCGCCACCTGTCCCTCTTGTCCCTCATGCAGTCGGAGGTGGCGTAAATGAAAGTCTATCTCGCCACGCCATACAGTCACGAAAATCCAGCTGTTCGCGAACTGCGATTCATGCGGATCAACGAGATTGCCGCGATGCTCATGGCCTCCGGTGTCCACGTTTACTCGCCAATCTCGCATACGCATCCCATAGCAGAGGCTGGCGACCTTCCGCAAGGATGGGACTTTTGGGAACAGTACGACCGCCATTTCATCGAATGGTGCGACTCCCTTTATGTGTACTGCGCTGACGGGTGGAAAGAATCGAAGGGCGTCAATGCTGAAATTCAAATTGCACGCGAACTCGGGAAGCCGATTGTCTTCATGGGGGCGCGATGAACACAGACATCCGCATATCGGTATCCTTCCGCAATCATCGCAAGCGCAAGCGGCTGAAGATGGTTCTCGGTCCAGGCGCAACGGACTATCTTCTGGACCTGTGGATTGCCACGGCGATGAATCGTCCTTCAGGCGTGCTGTACGACATGGACGCCGTGGACATCGCGCTTGACGCCGGATGGGATGGCGAGCCGGAAGAGTTTGTGGACGCGTTGATGAAGTGCGGATTCATGGACTTCGACGGCGAAACGTATTCAATGCACGACTGGGAAGACCATCAAGGCTATGTCGTTCATTCAGACGTGAGAAAAGAGAGGGCAAAGAAAGCTGCCGCAAAGCGATGGGAATGCAAGGGCAATGCGGACGCAATGCCGCAAGCATGCTCAGAGCATGCCGCAAGCATGCCGCAAGCATGCGGAGAGCATGCCCAAGGCAATGCCCCTTCTCCTGCTCCTATTCCTGCTCCTTCTCCTAATCCTAATCCTAATCCTGCTCCAAACGCACAAGACGCGGGCGCGCGCGTTGATCCGTCTCCGGCTGATTCAAAGCCCAAGTACGAGCCGGGACCCGCAATCACCGACTACTCGTTCGAGTTCGAGGAGCTTTGGGACCAGTACCCGCGCAAGGAAGCCAAGGGCGCGGCGTGGATTGCGTTCAAGGCCGCCAAGGCTGCGCACGCATACCCTGGCAATCCAATTGCTCTCCCGCTCATCTGCCAGTGGCGGGCGTCGCCGCAGTGGACCGACGACGGCGGACGATATGTGCCAAAGCTCTCGAACTGGATTCGGGACAGGCGATGGGATGACGGGCCGCCCGAAGATGAGACGGCGAAAGTGGTGCGGCAGATGCGGGATCTGAAGGCGATGCAGGGGGTGAAGCAGTGAACGACGTTGAGTTCTCACAAGCAGCGAATCACATAGCCGAGTTCCTTGGAGCGTCGGCACCGAGCGCAACCAAGCTCATGGCCTGGATGCCGAAGGTTGAAAACATCCCGGCCGAGGCTGTCGGCTACATCATCGAGAAAATCACCGACGACGCCGACAGGATGCCAGCGAACCTGCCCAAGGCCTTTCGCCAGCACTTCCGCGCCTGGCAGATGGAGCACCCCGAGAAGGTGGCCCGTGTCGTTGAGCAAGGGTGCCGCGATTGCGAGCACGGCGTCCTGTTTCTCGAAAAGGACGGTCAGACCGCTGCCATCTTCTGTCAGTGCTACAGCGGCAATGCCGGATATCTTGGCCGCACGACGCTGGCGTACATGGAGCGTCAGGGGTGGCGGTCGACCAAAGGCGACAAACTTGGGCCGGACTACGTAGAGAAGGCCGCGCTCAGGGCTTAAATGGCGCAGGCGCAACGCGATGATCGTCACCCGCACCAGGATCGATACGATGGCTACGAAGACAGATGCTCCGAGTCCTGGTGATGCGTGCCGCGACTGTAATTCCTGGACCGGCAAACACTGCGGCCACGCTGTCCTCTACGGCCCAGGCGCGTGCTGGCGGCGGGACGGGAGGCCGGAGAGGAAGGTGGGGCTGGAGGGGTGTGAGAGTCCGTATGCGGAAACCGAACAGGAGTTTTGAAGATGAGCATGAGCAAGACGCTGAAGTGGGAAGAGGACTTTTCGTGGAAGTGCGGGATTTGCGGGAAGAAACGCCGCGACGTTCAGCCGGTGCAAGACTTCGAGGTGGGGGATGCCTGCCCCGAGCACTACGAGGGAATCGAGGTTGATAATGCCGTCGTCGCAGAGTGATCTTCAAGCCATAGTCGCGCACTGGCAGCCCCTTCTCGGTCTCCACTCCTGGGACATCCGCGCCGAATACGCTCCGCGACACGAGATCGAAGCCGCAGCAACTGGCAACGTCAAAGCGCACATGGAGAGAGCCACGATCAAGGTGCAGCGCGATTGTGACCGTGACTGCGACGGAGAGGACGCGGAACTGGATCTGCTTCACGAGCTTATCCATATCCGGCTGTGGGCCATCGACCCGAACGAAGCGGACGAGGTGACGCACAAGTGCCGTGAGGCTGCTGTGGAGTGGATAGCAAGGGCGCTTTACGTGGCGAGGCATGGTGTTGCTCCGTGGGTGAGTCCGTATGCGGGAGGTGGGGAAGGATGAGGAATCTAGTTCGGTATCCGCTCAGTGCAGCGAAAATATCTATCGACATCATGCCGTTCGGGTTTTGGCTGAAGCCAGAGTTCACGCACAGAAAAGACATGCCCGAGTACATCAGGGAGGGAGGCGCGGTAATCTGGTGGGCACGGTGGGCATGGTTTCAAATCTCATACAGCAGGTGGGTATGACCGAGCACGAAGAACAAGTAGCCCTCCGCCTACCCTGGCCACCGAGCACGAACCACACATGGGGCAAGACGCGAGACCGGCGCACGGGGAAGCCGAAGGTCTACCTAACCGTCGCCGCTCGGAGGTTCCGTGCCGACGTGGCAAGGCTCGTCATGGCAGCGCGGGCAGGGAAGAAGATTGCCGGTCCTGTCGAGGTGAGTGTCATGCTCTGCCCGCCGGACATGAGGCGCAGGGACGAGGACAACTTCGCAGGCAAGGCCCTGTTCGACGCACTGACGCACGCGGGGGTGTGGATCGATGACTCCCAGATCCGGCGCAAGACCGTCGAGTGGGGAGATGTGGTCAAAGGCGGCTGTGTGTGGGTGGCTGTAAAAGAGCTGCCAGCATAGCCAAATTTCGCGCCAGGACGCCACGAGAGCGACGATAGCGCAAATGATGGACAACGAGCCGGAAGAGCGTGTTGAACGCGGGAGGATTGAAATTTGAGCGACATCAAGCGGGACATGGCGATGGAAAGCATGGCGAGGGTCACAGGGCCGATTACGCAGGACATGGCGTTCGGGATGCTGGCCGCACGGCTGGAGCACGCGAGGAAAGAGCATCCGGTTTTTGCGACGAGCAAGGACGCAGCGCTTGATGTGATTCTCGACGAGGCCGAGGAGTTGTCAAACGCCATCCACCGCGAAGGCCAAGCCCGTGTCATCGACGAAGCCCTGGACGTTGCGGCCACGGCCATGCGGCTGGTCATGGGGGAGGTGCAGGGATGACCGACCACGACCACATGCCGCCGATACACCGATACACTGCGCGTTGGCTCTGCGATGACAGGATTGTGATCGTCGTGGATGGACGGGAAGTCCCTGCGACTTGGGACGAGGCCCTTTCCCTGGCAACTGCGATTACCGAGGCACTGCAACTGGAGAGACGAAGATGATCGATACGATCAAGAGGTTTGCCAAGTCACTGGGAAACAAGCGGCGGTATTTTATCGTTAGGTATTTGTTCGTAAACAAAGGCGGCTGGGGATGCGGAGAGTTTGGTGTGAGCGCTGATACATATCCAAACAAGGAGTATTTAATAACGTGGCTACATGAAAACAAAGATTGCAACGGCGCTGCGATTACCGGGATCGAGGAACTGACGAAGCGAGATTATGACGCGTACTTCTCGGAGGCCGAATGATCGAGCGCCCCACCTGCCCCGCCTGCGGATCGGAGCACACCCGCAAACTGCACGGGCCGTCACGGTTCGGGCCGTGGATGTATATGCAGCGCCATGGGTGCGTGGACTGCGGGAAGAAATTTGCGACGCTGTGGCAGGGGGAATTTTTTCGTGAGTATGAGTCGCGGGCCGAGGTCAAAGCGCGACGGGCTAAACGTGATACGGGGCAGATGATGCTGCCGGGGATGGGGTGAGATGGGATTGACAGACAAGCAGCGCGTTTTCGTCAAGGAGTACATGCTTGACCTGAACGCGACACAAGCGGCGATTCGTGCCGGGTACAACGAGAGGTCTGCCAGGTCTCAAGGGCAACGGCTGTTGACAAATGATGACATTCAAAAGGCGCTTCAGTCAGAACTTGCAAACAGGTCGCAGCGCGTAGCCGTTACGGCCGACCGCGTCCTTTCCGAAATCGCCAAGATTGCGTTTTCTGATGTGCGTAAAATTTTCAATGCCGATGGCTCGCTGATCCCCATATCGAGTCTCGACGACGAAGCGGCCGCGTGCATCGCCGGATGTGACCTTGTGACGGTCAACAAGGGCGAGGGCGAGGTTGAGTATGTCGCAAAGGTCAAGATGGCCGACAAGCTCAAGGCTCTTGAACTCGCCGGAAAGCACCTCGGATTGTTCAAGGAAAACCAAGGCGCCGAAGACTTGCCGATGCCTACACGCTTAATCGTAGAGGTCGTGGATGGACGTAAGCCAGCCCTACCGGCTGAATGATCGACAGGCCGAGTTCTTTCAGCTTCAGACGAAGTTCCGTGCCTATGTGGCCGGGTTCGGCGCTGGGAAGACGTGGGCCGGGTGCGCTGGTCTGTCCAGACATTTCTTCGAGTTCCCCGGTGTGAGTGCTGGTTATTTCGCGCCAACGTATGCCCAGATCAGGGACATCTTTTATCCGACCGTCGAGGAGTCTTTCCAAGGCTTCGGGCAGGTCGCCAAGGCCCGCGTAGGCAATCACGAGGTGGACGTGTACCGGGGCCGGAAATACATCGGCACCGTGCTTTGCAGGTCCATGGATGATCCCGCGTCCATAGTCGGATTCAAGATCGGGCACGCCGTCGTTGACGAGATCGACGTGATGACCTCCGACAAGGCGCGGACTGCATGGCGCAAGGTCATTGCCCGTATGCGCTATAAGATCGACGGACTGCGCAACGGGATTGACGTAACGACGACGCCGGAAGGCTTCAAGTTCACCTATGAGCAGTTCGTCAAACAAGTGCGCGAGAAGCCAGCATTGGGCGGCATGTACGCCATTATCCAGGCCAGCACCTACGACAACGAGAGGTTCTTGCCAGACGACTACATCCCGTCTCTCCGCGCATCCTACCCGCCGCAACTCATCGATGCCTACATCAACGGCCAGTTCGTCAACCTGCAAACCGGGTCCGTCTATTCGGCCTACAACCGCGAGCTGAATGATTGTCGAGACACGATCCAGCCAGGCGAAATCCTCTACATCGGCATGGACTTCAACGTGGGCAAGATGGCGGCGGTGATACACGTCAAGCGCGACGGGATGCCCAGGGCCGTGGACGAGATAATCAACGGCTACGACACGCCCGACATGATCCGCAAGATCAAGGATCGTTATTGGCGGCACGATGGCCGTGCCTACGTTTCGACGTGCCAGATCCGCGTTTACCCGGACGCCAGCGGTGACAGCCGGAAGTCCGTCAATGCGTCCACAACAGACATTGCAATGCTGCGCAACGCGGGATTTGGTGTGTTCGCACCGGGTAGCAACCCGCCCGTCAAGGACCGCATCAACGCCATGAACGCCATGTTCTGCAACGCTGACGGACAGCGGCGCTACCTTGTCAACTCCGAGAAGTGCCCTACATATGCCGAGGCTTTACAGCAGCAGGCGTGGGCGGACAATGGAGAGCCAGACAAAACAAGTGGGCACGACCATTATGTTGACGCGGCTGGATATTTTGTGAACTACGAATACCCAATCAACGCCCGCCGCACCACATCCACCACAATCTCCATGCGATAGTGCAGATGTGTGAAGACTGCACAGCCTGCGCTTGCCTTTTGCATCACATAATGCCGTACACTGCACCCAAACATAACGCCGAAGCCGGGGCGAGATTGCCGCGCATTGTGGGGTGGGGATGGAATTGAGCGGACTTGAACAGACGTTGATTGGAGTGCTGATAGCGGGCGGTGGCTCATGCCTCGGCTACGTCATCGGGATGCGCGGCAAAATGACGCTCTCGGACTGCCAGAGATGCCAGGGCGCTTGTTCCGAGCGGATGCAAGTCAAACTGGACGCCATGGCGTCGAAATACGCTGAACTGTCCACTCGCCAGGACCGACTCGACACCGGCATTGACGACAAGCTCGACATCCTTTTCCGAATGGTCCGCGCTATTGTGATGCACCTGCCAATCGACGCCGAAACAAAGTCCGAGATCATCAACGAGAGGGCGGGGCGATGAACTACACCCAGACCGAGCTTGACCTCATCCGCGACGAAGGAATCCGGCTCCGCGTCTACAAGTGCACAGCCGGGCACCTGACCATAGGCGTGGGCCACAAGCTGACCGAACGCGAGTTGCTGCAAGGGCTCTCCGAAATCTCCCTCGAACAGGCTGGGTATCTCCTACACATGGACATCGGGATCGCAATGAACGGTTGCGCGTCCATCTTCGGGCGTGACAGCTTCGACAGATTTACCGAGGCGCGGCAACGTGCGCTGGTCAATATGTGTTTCCAGCTCGGGACAATGGGCCTGTCCAAATTTCAAAAGATGATCGCGGGAATCATGGTCGGCGATTGGGCAACGGCCCGCGTCGAGGCGTTGAATAGCAAATGGGCGCGTGAAGACAGCCCGGAGCGTGCGCGGCGTGTCGCGGCGATGCTTGAGAGAGGTGCGTGATGACCGGATTACCTGACGGATGGTTCGACAAGTCCCAGTATGCGGAGCGCGTTGAGGCCGAGATCAAGGCCGCTTTCAAGTGGCCGATGCGCATCTGTTCAGCCGTGGGCATTATCCTTCTGGCTCTCGCAACATGGGCGGTGATGTGATGGACCTGACCGGCATAGGCGCAGTCTTCGACTTTGGCTCTAAGGTCATCGACAAACTCTTCCCCGACAAAACCGAGGCCGAGCGGCTGAAACTCGAATTACTACGGCAGCAACAGGCAGGGGAGTTCAAAGAGCTTGAGGCCCGGTACAGCGCAATCGTGGCCGAGGCGCAGAGCGCAGACCCTTGGACGAGTCGGGCTAGGCCGTCATTCATGTACGTCATGTACCTGATGATCCTTGCGTCCATCCCCATGGGATTCCTGTTTGCGTTCCGCCCTGACGTAGCCATGGCGGTGACGGCGGGTGTCAAGAACTGGCTGGCCGCGCTGCCCGAGGAAATGTGGTGGCTGTTTGGCGCTGGGTATCTCGGCTACTCCGGGGCGCGAATGTTCGAGAAGGTCAAGCGGTAATGCTCGACTGTGACCGCATCTCCAAGGGCTGGCAAGTCTGGCTGACACCGAGACAGACACGGATCATCCACGACGCACTTGTGCGGCATGAGGCCAACGTGGGCGAGTCCGAGCACCACGCGAAGCTCGTTGAGTGGTTCGGCGCGGAGGTCGAAGCCAAGGCAAAAATTTCGGCGTTGTGAAACGTCAAGCCCCCGCGCCCGTGCGGAGGTGATCCAAATCTAACCATCCCGAGCACGTCCTCGAAATGGTCCTTGTTTTACCGGGCGCGGGGCAAATCTTTCGGCAATATCTCCCTTTGCAGGCGAGAAAACCCGACGCCCGCCGGGGGAGGGGCCAACTCCCCCGGCAATTATTCGGAAAATCCGAATCACTTGGAGGCATATGCACCAACGACGCAAGAGGATGCAACGCAAGCTCGGATACAACTCATGCAGGGTCGGCGCGATAATGTGCCAGGAAAAACGCAACTGCCGCCATCGGAGGCGATAATGGCCAAAATGCCACAAATGATTGACCTGCTTCTGAATCTGGGAATTGAGCGAATTTCCAAGCTCGAATGCTTGCGTGTCGAGTGCGTTCACAATCGCATGACAGACTGCAACCTCAAGGCTGTCTCCCTCGACGGCGACGGGCGGTGCACGAACTTCGCGCAGAAGCGCCCGAAGGAATAGCACATGGAAGACAATTCGAAGATCGCGCAGAGGGCGCCGGAGTGGAGCGAGCAGAAGGCCGCGCTGGAACTGCCGGATACGCTACTCGGAGGCACCAAGGCCATGCGTGCGGCCGGAACGCGGTACCTCCGCAAGGGTGAGGCTGAAGCGCAGGCCGACTACGATTTGCGCCTGCACTCCACGACGCTGACGGACAGCTATCCTCGCACGCTCAACTTTCTGACCGGGCAGGTGTTTTCCAAGGGCGTGACGCTCGAAGACGAGACTGCCGAAATCCAGGCGCTGACCGAGAACATCGACAACAAGGGCAACAATCTTTCGGTGTTCTCGGCACGGGCTTTTCGCAGCGGCCTGCACGCGGGCGTGTCGTTCATTTTGGTGGACTTCTCCAAGGTCAAGACCCGCGAAACCGAGAACGGGCGTGAGTACCTGGCAGACGAAGAAACAGATACTTGGAAGCCCCGCACCCTGGCCGCTGCGCAGGAAAACGGGTGGCGTCCCTACTGGGTGCTCATTGAGGCCGGGTCCGTCATCGACGTATGGACGCGGATCGTCAACGGCGTGCAGGTGATTGAGCAGTTCCGCTACTTCGAACCAGCCGTGGTTGAGGATGGCCCTTGGCAGCGCAAGGCTAAGACCGAGCGCATCCGCGTCCTTCGGCCAGGATCGTGGGAGGTCTGGGAGGAGCAGGAAGGGAGCGACCGGAAAAAGGCGTGGATGAAGGTGGACAGCGGGACGACCGACTTGGATGTTATTCCAGTGGCCGCGTTCATCCCCGGCGAGAGCAAGAGCGAATACACCGCGCTCCCGGCCCTGCAAGGTTTGGTGGACCTGTGTGAAACGCATTGGCAGGCGTCGAGCGGTCATCGGCACCTCATGGACTGGGTGCGGCGACCGGCCTTTTTCGGCAAGATGCTTGGCATGGGCGACGGGACGCCAGTGGCCTTCGGCCCGAATCGGCTGATTGAGAGCTACAGCCCCGACGCGGATCTCAAATCGGTGGGCGTGGACTCTGCCAGCGTCGAGGCCAGCCAAGGAGATTTACAGCGCATCGAATCCGCGATGGCCCTCTACGGCCTGCGACTGCTCATGCCCCGCTCCGGCAACACGACGGCCACGCAGCACACCCTTGAATCTGCCGAGTCGGACAGCGCCCTCAAGCGGTGGGCAAAGGCGTTCGAGGATTGCCTCGAAAGGTGTTTTCAGTTCACAGCCATGTGGATGGACATCAAAATGACGAAGGCGGCAGGCGCAAAACTGAACGATGACTTTGCGAAGGTCTTTGACCCAGAAGTGGCCAGAATGGTCATTGAGGCCGTTACGGGCAGAATCTTCCCCCGAGAGATGGCCTATGATTCTCTGAAGTCTATTCTTCCGGTGCGGGACGATCTCCCGTACAAAGAGGCGGTGCTGATGATGGAGAACGATGACCGGGCGACTCGGACGGGGATGTCCCTTGACGCACAGACGATAGCGAAGGGGACTCTCGGTCAGACACAGGGACAGGCACAAGGGCCGACATGAGCCGCGCCCGTCCCTCGTTGACCTTCGCTTGGCGGCGGGGAGTGTTGACGTTGATAATCATGCGCAACCACAGGCCGGGAGACCGGCCTTTTTCATGGGGTACGGATGGATAAGACGCAAGCAGACCTTGACCTGTATTTTCTGACCAGGAACGTCATTTGGCGTTACAAGTTGGACCAGTACGAAGACGCCACGATCCGCGAGATGCTGAAAACGGTACGCTCTGCCGTGTCGGAGATCAAGCGCGAGATTTTTGATGGGGATGCGCCCGCGAATGCCGATGCACTCATCGAGGAGCTTGACGACCTGTCCGCTGGCCTGCGCCGGAAGATAGGCGAGGACGTGGCGGCCATGTCCGGCGTGGCTGCGGAGTACAGCGCGACCGAGCACGCGGCCATCATGTCCCTTGACGGGCGCGTGCCGATCAACACCGTGGCTTTGAGCGCTGCGCAGTTCCAGAGCTTCCTGGGCGGCTCGAACGGCGGGACTCCCCTGCCCCAATGGGTTGACGATGCCTGGGGCCACGTCGTGAGTGACCAGATCAAGCGCAACCTTAACGTCGCCGTCTTGAGGGGCGAAGGCTATCAAAAAGCCGTGCGCGGGTTGCTCGACTCTACCATCGCCGATTTCACAGAGAGGGAGGCCGTGACCATTGCGCGAACGTATGTGCAGACTGCCAACGTGGCTGCTCAAATGGCCGTGTACCAGGCCAACGATGACCTGGTGAAGGGTTGGCGGTGGTCGTCTGTGTTGGAGCCGGGGTATAGCAAGAGCGGGCGCGGGACGTGCCTACGCTGTCAAAGTTTGGATTCGAGAGAATTCAAACTAGGCGAAGGCCCTAATATCCCACTACATCCCAGATGCGTGACGGGCGACACCCTGATATCTGCGCCGGGCGTGGTTGCCGCTATAAAGATAAAATACTCCGGGCCAATCATAGATATCCGCATTGACAACGGGCGCACCCTTTCTTGTACTCCAAATCACAGGATAATGACCGACAGAGGCGTGAAGTTTGCCGGGGACTTGGAGCAAGGAGACAAGGTTCTCTACGACAGCGCCCATGTTGACAACCTGCATGGGGAAAAAAATCACTACGGGCTTCCAACCAGAGCGGAAGACATATTCCATTTTTTCTCTGACCGTTTCAAACTTATTATCAGAAAGCCAACTCCTACCGGTGTAGACCTCCACGGCGACGAGCAGTTTGTTGACGGCGATATCGACGTTGTAGCGCCCGAAAGCCTTTTGCGGGGTGACTTCGAAACCCTTCTCTTTCAAGACCTGAAGGATATGTTTCTCCCCAGCGCCAACGTGTGTGACGTGTTTCTCGCGGGCCTTCGCAAGAGCACATCTATGCTCGTAAGAATGGGACTTTCCGCGCAGAGCATTAGCCGTTTTTTGAGCGTGTTCGATGCGCTCTTGCTCGGTCATTCTGGCGTACCTGAGCCGGGTACACTCTGCCGTAGTGCGTGGCTTGATTCCAGCCTCAACAAGATTGCGCCGGATGGTTCCTTCGTTAGTTCCGAAGTGATCGCCGATTTCATACGCACTAAGGCCGCTGGCGTACATGGTGACAATTTCTTGGACGGGCAACTTGATAGAATTTGGATGCTCTGCTCCAGCCTTTCGGCACTTCATGGCAGAGGTTCTTTTGTCGTTGAACGTGACGCCCTGTCTAACGAGGGCACTTTTGACTGGCTTTCTTCCCCATCCGAGGATGTCGCAAATCTCTTTCTGAGTCTTTCCAGCAGCGTAAAGTTGTGCAATGTGGATTTCGTCGGAAGGCGTAGCTTTAATGGGCATGTTTATGACCTCCAAAGTATATCGTCAACGTATTACAACGAAGGCATGTTGTCAAGCAATTGCAGGTGTGTTGCATTGCCAATAACCAAGACATGGCGCGACCTCGGCATCGACCGAGACGAGATAGAGGACGCCATCCGCCCGTACACCATCCGGCCAGACGTGAACATCGACGCGGGCGGGATGCGGACCATCATCGAGTCCGGGCGGCACCAGGGGGATTATGCGTCGTGGTGGGCGAAGCAGGACAAGGCCTTCCGTGTGAATGCGGTAGGCCCTGGCAGGTTTGAGCTTTTGGAGTCGGGGAAGATCAGCTTTTCTCAGTTGGTTGATTCACAAGGCCGCCAGCGCACATTGAAGGAGCTTCGCAGCCTCTAGGCTTGATGCGCACCGTGACTACGTCTGCCAAGTCAGGACCAGACCAAACAAGCAATTCTGCGTCCGTGTCGTCATTGGCTAGATCGTGCAGCCTCGCTTCCCTCGCCACGTCTTCAACCGTGTCATACAAAAGCCCCTGAAACTCGACCTTTCCATTCATCCATCGCGCTTCAAGCGTGACCATCTTTTTCATATTCACCACCTTTTGAGTTTGGCGACCTTGTTGATTCACAAGGCCGCCAGAGGACGCTGGAGGAGTTGGGGAGGTTACGCTAAATCTCAATGTCGATTCGCACGGCGATGGACGCAATGCGCTGTCTCCACATTTGGCCGCTCGTGTCAATCATTGATTCGACATCAGTCCGAATGTCTATGCGTTGTGGGTCAATCTTCGATGCGAGATCGTACAGGATGCGAGTGATGTCTGCCTCTGCCTTGTGCTTCAGTTCCTTTGCTTCGTTGATATTCACTTCCCCACCTCCTTTGTCTTTATCAAAAACAGCTCCCACTTAGCCCCGTCCATCGTCCGCCCTCCCCCCTCCCAGTACCGCCACGCCCTCGGCTGGACACCGACCAGCGCGGCGGCTTGGGACTGCGTGAGGCCCGCACGGTGGCGGGCTTCGCGGATGTCGGTGGGGCTAGGCATCTTCGTCACCGCATAGCCTATCAATAGTGCTGAACGCAGAGCCAATCATATCCGGGACGCTGATGTATCCAAGTTGCACGCCGTTTCTGATGAACTTTACAAGTTCTTCGTTTTCCTTTTTCAGTTCACAAAGGCCCGCAACGCAATCGTCGACCGTAAATCCGTGTTCGCATGTTCCGGCCACTTTGATAAAGCCCATCCCGCGTAGTGCGAAAAGAACGCTGTCAATGGCTTCCATGGATGGATTGTCAATGTCTGCGGCAACGCGTTGGACATTCTGGATAAACCCAGGATCAAAGAACCAACCCATTTTAGCCGACTTCTCGTCTGCTTGCGGAACGTGTTTTACCATTTTGATTCTCCTTAAAATAGTTTGCGCATCTTACGGCATGTTCGTCATCGCCAAAATCAGAAAGAAATCTGTCTGCTGAAGAATATATCCTAATGTCTTGCTGGTATCTATTTTTCCTTGATGGGCTTGCCTTGATAAACGTAGAGAATGCTTGGAACGTCCAATATTCAGAGTAGTATACAACAGAAACATTCATGATTCGCCTCGGCACTTGTCGTTTAACGCATCTCTAGCGATGTCTCTCATGCTGTGCGCAACATCATCTGCATCACAGTACGGAATTTTCATTTCAGCAATTTCTTGCAGCGCGGATTTCATCTTGTCTTCCCGATCAGTGCACATCGTTCCCTCCTCCTTTGAGTGGGCTAGGCATTTAGCAACTCGATTTGTCTCTCAAACCATGCGTCCCCTTCTTTTTGGACTTCCAGATCAATGAAGTCTTGCAGGTAGTTCAGTAAGGGATTGTCATATCCAGGACGCCAATTTCTTGCATGGGATTCAACCTTCCCCATATTCGCCAGTAGCCAAACATATCTGTGTTTATCTCCCATGATGATCTCCTTTTGAGGGGGCCGTAGCCCCCGGTGTGGTGGTTAGAGGATGGTGGCGTGGCTAGGCATCTTCGTTCTCACGGCGGCGGATGTCGGCGGCTTCGTCAATCATAGCCAGCCAATCATCATCTGAAATTTCGTCCGTATCAACGATGCACTCGCGGGAAATCAGGCTCATCATAATGCGTCCATCCAACTCGTCTGCTTCCGGCCCCATGAGTTCGGCAATCTGGTAAGTGGTCGTGTCGTTCGTGATCTTCATGTCATTCTCCTTTTGAGGGGGCCGAAGCCCCCGGTGTGCGTTAGTATCCTCTGTAGTGAGCGCCGCGCTCAATGTTCTGTTGTTTGTTCCGCCATGCCATGTATTCATTTCGAGCCTTGGCAAGCGACTTCTCAAGGGACAGCAGGTAAGACCTGTGGGCTTCAATTTGGAAGTCGTGTTCAAGGGCGCTCATCGCATTCTTTGTTCCAGCAATAGCCGACTCTACGTTTGCGATCTTTCTTGCGAAGTATTCTTCCGATCTGATGAAAGCCATTTTATCCCCCTTGGTTGTTCGTCCTTGTTGATTAATATATAGGCACACTGTGCCGCATTGTCAACAAGTTTTTTCAAATTTCCCGAAAATAATTTCCCAGCCCCAACGCATTGTGCAGCTACCTCAAATCTGCACTAGCCCCGCTTGCCTTTTATCTTCCGATTATGCCTACGCTTGCCGCAAATATCACCGCGAGACGCGGGAAGAGCGGGAGGCTCAAACATGGCACTGAAACTGTTTCTCGATTCCCTGGATGGCGTGGATGAGGGCATTAAGTCCCTTTACACCGAGCACGACGGCAAATTTAAGCTGGCCGTGGATGGTCTGGAAGACACATCCGGCCTGAAATCGGCGTTGGATAAAGAGCGCAAGGCAAGGCGTGATGCCGAGGCCAAAGCGAAACTGGCGCTGGGTGAAGACGAACTGGAAGAGTTTGAGCGGCTTCGGGCTGAAGCTGCGAAGGCGAGAGGCGCGGAAGACTTGGTGAATCAGGTTAAGGCACGCCACGCAAAAGAGCTTGAAGCGAAAGAAAAGCTCGCTCTCCAGTACAAAGCCACCCTCGAAAAGACCGTGCTCGAATCCACTGCATCCCAACTACTCGCCAAGCACGGCGGCAACGTCGGACTGCTCATGCCCCACATCATGGGCGCTCTGCGGGTCGAGGAATCGGACGGACAGTTTCAGGTCGTCCCGGCCAACGCGGCCTCTGTCGATGAGGTCGTGGCGGGACTCAAGACCAGCTACCCGGCTGCGTTCGCTGACTCCGGCAAGTCCGGCGGCGGGGCGAGCGGGGGCGGTGGAGGTGGGGCAGGAAGGAAAATGGGAATCGATGAATTCAACCGACTCCCCCCGGCTGAACAGTACAAGTTCAAGTCTGGCGGGGGCGAGATCATTTAAGAGGTAAAAAATATGGCCGCACCGAACAACAATCTTTCTGCGATCCAGAACGTCATGTTTTCTGCTGCGCAGGATGTCGCCGCAGAGCCTTTCGGAATCGTGGATGGCATCAACACCAGCTTTGACAACAAGGGCGTTGCCAAGGGCGATAAGGTCAAGGTCACTGTCGCCCCTGCTGCATCCCTGTCTGACTTCACCGCGTCCAACGTCCCCCCGCAGGGCAGTGACAAGACGGCCGGCGACGTTGAGGTGGAAATCACCGCCAGCAAGAAAACCGATTGGCACCTGACAGGCGAACAGGTTCGCAGCCTTCAGAACGCCGGGAATGACAACGAGTGGGCGCGGCAGCTTCTCGCCCAAGGAATGCGCGCACTCCGCAACCAGGCTGAGGCAGATTGCGCCGCCGCAATCAAGGTCCGTTCCGGCCTCGCCATTGGGACCGCAGGAACGACTCCTTTCGGGTCCGACATCGATGTGATTGCGGATGTGCGCAAGGTCCTTCGCGACAACGGCGCGCCCATGTCTGACCTCCAGTTGGCCGTCAACACCTCGTCCTATCTGAACCTGCTCAAGCTGGGCATCGTTCAGCAGGCGATGGTCGCCGGTTCCGATGCCGAACGCCGCACCGGGAAGCTGATGCCGCAGTTTGGATTCAAGATTTTTGAGTCCGCTGGGCTGACCAAGCACACCAAAGGCACTGTTACCGGGCTCGACACCGACACTGGCGGAAACGTCGCTGTTGGGACCACCTCGTTCAACATCGACGGCGGTAACGGCGGAACCCTGCTGGCCGGTGACGTGTTCACCATCGCTGGCGACTCTACGAAGTACATCTCGCATACTGCGCTTGCCGCTGCGACCGACGACCACACGCTCGTTATCGCCAAGCCTGGCGTTAGGGTGCTGTGCGCAAATGGCACCGAGATCACCATTGGCGACGACTACACGCCGAACTTCGCGTTCGAACGTGCCGCCGTTGTCGGCGTAATGCGCCCGCCCATCATGCCCCCGAACCCGACCATCAAGCAACTCGTGATGAGCGACGAAAAGGGCATGTCCTACCTGCTGCTTGAGATCGCCCAGTACGGCATGGTCACGTGGGAACTTCACCTCGCATGGGGCTTCAAGGTCATTCAGCCCGAGTACGTGGTGACTCTGCTCGGCTAACCACAACGGGGCGGGAAACCGCCCCTTGTCATAGTGAGGCTTTGAAATGGCACAGATGAGCACAACCACTCGGGACAGGCTGAACAAGTTGAATCCCGAATTCCAGCGGGCGCAGGTCGGGACCACGATTTACGAGGCGTCCCAGTACTCTCCCGTCATCTTCAGAAAGGCGATCACCGCCGCCGCGAATGCAACGGCCGTCGAGGCTTTCGTTGCCCCGTTCGCTATGCGGATTGTGGACATCATCGTTGAGGCCACCGCCACTTCCGGTAGCGGCACCGTGACTCCCAAGAAAGGCACCACGTCCATGTGCACGGCCATTGCCTGCGCGGATGACAAGGCCGTGACCCACATGAGCGCGGGCGCTGTCGTCGCTGCCCTGGAACTGGCCGCTGGCGATGTGGTCAACCTGTCCACGGCCAACGCCGGGGACCGTGGCATCGTCACCTTCATCGGCGTGAGGCTGTAACCATGATCGAAACCATGACTGTCAAGCGCAAGGATAACGGCAAGCTGAAGATCATCAACACGGGCAACTTTGACCCGTCGAAACATGAGTTGCTTGACGCCCCGAAGGTTGAGGCAGTCGTGGACGAACAGCCCAAGCGTGGCCGGAAGGCCAAGGCGTAACCATGCCCATCACCCTGACAGTCGAAGACGGCACCCGGCCCACCGGCGCGAACACCTACGCATCCCTTGCGGATGCGAATGCGTATTGGGCGGATCGTGGCAACGATACCTGGGCCGACGCGACGGACGATGAAAAGAGTTCGGCGCTCATCCAGGCGACGGACTACCTCAACGGCCTCTCATGGACCGGGCGCAAAGTCGCCATCAGGACGATGGCCTGGCCCAGAATTGACGTTGAGGTGGAAGGCTACGCGGTCGGCTCCGACGAGATCCCCGACGAGGTTGTGCAGGCCACCTGCTACATGGCCGGGGAAATCCTGGGCGGGGCCACTCCGCTTGCCGCGACTGACAGGCCGCTCACCAAGCTGACGGCGGGTGCGGTGTCGATGGAGTGGGATGCGGCGTCCTCACAGGCCCCGCAGTATCCGGCGCTGAAGTCCATCCTGCGCGGCTACATCATGGCGGGCAACACGTTCCGGCTGGTGAGGGCATAACATGGCCGTCAACCTCAACCCCGCATTCAAGGCCCTGCGCAAAAGCCTTCCCGGCGCTGTCGTGGAATGCACTTGGGCGCGGGTGACGGGCAGCACATATAACCCGGCAACGGGCGCAATGACCAACACGACGACGACCGAGACATTCTCGGCCATCAAGGGCGAGTACAGGACGTTCGAGCGGTTGGCCGGAATCCAGGCCGGGGATGTCAAACTCGTCATTGACTCTATGTCCATCCCTGCCGTGCCGCCCGTGGGCGCGGTCATCACATGGGGCGGCGTGGCGCATGAGGTGGTGGACGCCAAGGACTATGCGGGCATCGCGTGCGAACTCCAGATGAGGCGGAAATGATCTCCTTTGATGTGCGCTTTGACCTCGACGGGCTGACCGAGAACGTGGCCGTGATGGCTGACAAAGTGCAGCGCAAGGCCGCGTTGGACCTGTTCGGGGAACTCATCCAGACGACGCCGATTGATACGGGCCGCGCCCGAGCTGGCTGGTCGATGGATGCGCGTCAAGGGTCGAATGTGCCCGAGGACCGGAAGAAGCCTAAGGGATGGAAGAAGGGCGACACGCCACTTTATGCCAAGCCCTCGACGCCAATCCCGCCCAAGGGTGCGCCCTTCATAATGATCTACAACAACGTCGAATACATCGTGCATCTGAACGACGGCACCAGCACGCAGGCCGCAAAGCGGTTCGTGCAGATCGCCAAAGAAAAGATTGAACGGAATCTGCGATGATAAACACCATCCGCGCCATCCTCGCCGCCCGCATGGCAACATGGACGACCACGCCGATATGCTGGCCCAACACGGCCCCGCTGACGGCATCAAATAGTCCATGGGTGCGGTTCGCGGTAATTCCATTCGCCCGTACATGGCCGACCATCCCAGCCGGGACGAAACGAGTCATGGACGGGGAAATCGTGGTGCAGGTGTTTGTCCCGAGTGGGTCCGGTGACGGTACTGCGGCAACGCTGGCCGACTCCATCGGGGCGCTCTTTTCGAAGTACGCATCAGGCGGCGTCCAGTGCCATGAGCCTTCGGCCACCGTGGTCGTGGGTGATATGGACGGCTGGTATCAAATCAACGCGGTGATCCCGTGGAGGGCTGAACTGTGATCTCTGATTGGCTCTCTGCTGGATCGCTCATCAAAACCCGTGTCGCTGCGCAGGTCGCAGGCTTGGCGCGGGTGGACATCGTTTCGAGCGTCACCGAGGCCGCAAACGTGGTCAAGGATGACAAGGCTTGTTTCATCGCATGGGCAGGAGATTCCACCCTTGACATCGGCGGGCGCGGGACTGTCGCAGCCGTCAATCAGCGGTGGCAGGTCATCTTGGCTGTGCGGCCCGGTCAAACTCCGGGCGATCTCTTGTCCCAAATCATCACCGCCCTTTCCGGCTTTGAGTTGTCCGACGCCTTCGACGGACTGCGGTTCTCGGGCGGATCGGCTGCGGTCTACACAGGCGATTTTGCCCTGTATCCTCTGAATTTCGAACTGGCAGTTTTCGCCAGCTAGGAGACTACCATGAGCAATTACTTTTCCTTTCGCGGCAAGGTCTACATGGGCACCCGCGACAGCAACGGGAACCCCGAGGGCCTGACCCACATTGGCAACGTGCCGGAACTGTCCTTGTCCTTCGCGGTCGAGACCCTTGAGCACAAGGAGTCCATGAGCGGCCAGGACTTGACCGACGTTTCCATCACGACTTCGAAGTCGGGTGAAATCAGCCTGACCGCCGAAGAACTCATCAAGGAGACGTTCGCCATCGCGCTGAACGGCACCTTGACCGAAGTCGCTTCGGGCACCGTGTCCACCGCCGAAACCATCAGCGCAGCCGTGCCGACCACGGGTAAGATTTACCTGTTGGCCCATCCCGACGTTTCGTCCGTGGTGGTCAAGGACTCTGCGGACGCCACGGTTGCCGACACCAAGTACACCGTCAACGCCAAGCATGGCTCCATCTCCTTCTCCGACGTTTCCGGCATCGCTGCTGGGGCGGTCAAGGTGACGTACAGCTACGCCGCGTACAAGAAGGTCACCATGTTCACGGCGGACGAAGAGGACTACTGGCTGCGCCTCGAAGGCCTCAACAAGGTCAATAACGAGCGCGTCGTGGTGGACCTCTACAGGGTCCGCGTGAACCCCACCGACGGCATGGCGTTCATCAACGACGAATTGGGCAGCGCCCCGATCAAGGGCAAGGTGCTTGCCGACACTACCAAGACGGCAGGCGGCGCTCTCGGCCAGTTTGGACGCATGTTCATCATCACCGCCCCGGCCTAAACCTAACATGGGGGCTTCGGCCCCCTTTCTCATAGGACCACCATGCAGACACTCGAAAAGCTCGCCCCCATCCCCGTGAAAGTTGACGTTGCCGGGGAACGCATTTCCGTCACGCCCATCAAGACCCGCGAACTGCCGCCGATGATGCGGGCCGTGGCCCCGATCCTTGCCGAGATACAGGGCGGGGATATCCTCGGGGCGCTGGCAAAAAACGCCGACTCGCTCGTCGAAGCCGTGGCCATTTGTTGCCGCAAGCCCCGAGAATGGGCCGACGAGTTGGACGTTGACGATCTCGTTGCCGCTGCCGCCGCAGTCATGGAGAGCAATGCGGATTTTTTCGTCCATCGCGTCCTGCCCGCGCTGACAAAAGCGGTGGATGGCGTGACGCAGGCAGTTGGGCAAGGACAATCGACGGACTCGTAGGCGCTGGTTACCGCATTGACGAGTTGCTGGACCTCCCCGTGACGGCAATCGATGTTCTGGCCGAAGCCGCAGGGGAGCGCAAAAAAGCCGACCTGATACAGACGATCAACGCGCACCGGATCGCCGGGGCTGACGGCAAGAGCTACAAAGAGGCGATGAGGAGTGTAGAGCGTGGCCGAGAATAACATATCAATCAAGGTCCAGGCCGACACGACAGCCGCCCGCGCTGAAATCTCAAATTTCGGCAAGGTGCTCGAATCTCTTGGACGGACCAGCGCTGGAAGCGGCATGTCCAATGCCGGGCAGGCTGCTTCCAAGATGGTCAAGGCGTTTGACGACGCCGAGTTGGCCGTTGCTGGCCTCGTTGATAGATTTGTCGAGCAGGCCGGAGCGGCAACGTCCATGGCCAAGGGCTTGTCGAATGTGTCCGTGGCGCTGAAGCGAATTGACGCCGCGCAGCGAGAAGCCAGCAAAAGCATGACTGCGTATCACGCCATGATGCGCAACGTAGCCAAAGACCAGGAAGACTTCGGGACCATCGGGGCAAGGTCCAGCCGTGAAATCAAAACGGAAATGGACAAGCTGAATGCCGCATTGTCCAGGCTCAAGAAGTCCAGCACAGCCACAAGCCAAGACGTTTCGCGGGCCACGCAGGCCGTGAAAAAGCGCATGGCAGAACTCAACGCGGAGATGGACGGAACCGCCGCCAAAATGGACAACGTCAGCAAAAAGTCTGACGTGCTGCGGAACGGTTATCAAAAGCTGATTGGCGCGTGGGTCGCCTTCCAAGGGTTGATGGCCGCTGGTGGCATCATCGCAGCCGTCGAGGAAATGGACAGGCTCGACGCTCGGCTGAAGATTTCCGAGGGCAGCGCGAAGGCCGCAGCCACGGCGATGGATGAGATCAAGCGCGTTGCCACCGATACCCGCGCCCCGGTCAAGGACGTTGCCGACGCCTATATCAGATTTTCGACCGCAATTCAGAGGGCGGGCGGATCGCAGAAACAGTCCATCCAGTTCACGGAACTCTTATCCAAGGCGCTCAAAGTCTCCGGCGCGTCCGCAGAGACTACGGGCCGCGTCATGCTGCAACTCGGTCAGGCATTCGACTCTGGCCGGTTGCAGGGTGACGAGTTTAGGAGCGTGGCCGAGAACGGCGGGATGGTCCTCAACTACCTGGCTGATGCGCTTGGCGTGACACGCGGGCAACTCCGCGAAATGGGCACGGCTGGCGAACTGACTGCGGACAAGCTGCTCAAACTCATCGACGCCGCCGACAAGATCAACAAAGACTTTGCCCAAGTCCCGAGGACGGCTGGCGAGGCTTTTGTGCTCGTCAGTAACGCATTTCTTGATGTGGCGCAGAAGTCGTCATTGCTCAAGGCGCTGATCCAGGGGCTTGGCGAAGTCCTGATCTTCGCGGCGAAGAACATGGGCGAGTTGATTTCAACGGCGATTGTTGCCGGGATTGCGGCGCTCATAATTCAAGTTGGTGGAGTTTCTGCTGCGTTCCAGGCCGCAGCCGTTTCCGTCAACGCGCTCCGTGTCGCGCTACTCGGATTGGCTGCCTCGAACCCGTGGCTTTTATTTTTCACCGCTGCGGCCACGTACATCATTTGGCAATGGGGGGCCATCAAGCAAGCGGTCATCGACGTTCTGGATCTCTTTGGCATGAAGCCCGACACAGTTGCCATAGACGAGACGACCGAAGCTGTGGCCGATCTTGAGCGCCAGATTGCCGGGATGCAGGCCAAACTTGGCCCTGCGCTCGAAGCTGTCAAGAAACAGATTGAGGAGCAGCGAAAAGCAGCAACTGCCAGCGTCAAGGCCATTACGCAAGCATATGGCGAAATGGCCGGTCAGATTGACGCCAACGCATCCGAGCAAATCAACGCCATCCGCGCCCGCTATGCCGAGGAAAAGCGGCTCATCGCCCAGACCAAGGGCGAGTCTGACGCTCGGTATGCAGCCGAAGCGCAATCCCTCATTGCGTCCACGCGGGAGCAGATTGAAATCCTCAAGGACGCCGCCAGGCAGAAGAACCAACTCATTGACGAAGAGTACACGATAGCGAGTCAGGCGACCCGCGTCATGTATGACAACGAGCGCGATCGTGCCAACGCTTTGCAGACCTTGGACAACGAGGTGATGCAGAAAAAGCGCACGGTCCTGTCGCAGATGCTTTCGGACTACCGGAGCCACATCGACGCGCTGAACTCCGAGGCCGAGCGCAATTTCCAAGCCGTCAAGGCCATCGAGGAACAGAAGCGCGGGCTGTCCATGTCCACGCAAGAGCGCATCAGGTCGCTGCAACAGGCTGCCATGGGCGAGTATCAAGCCTATCAGGACAAGCTCAAGCAGATTGACGAGCTCAACGGAAAGGCGCGTGAAGCGATACTTGCCGGTCAGTCCGAGCAGGCCGTTGAATACGCCAAGAAGGCGCAGGACGTTGCCGCAAACATCGCGTCAGGAGTCAAGGAGAACGGCAAGGAGATCGTCAGCCAGGCGCAGGCGACACAGACGGCCATTGCCAAGATCAGCGAGTCCGAGCGGATCGCCCAGGGCGCTCTTGACGAGACGATGCGCAAGCGTGAGCAGGCCGGAAACATGGCCCTTGAGCAGGCACAGACGTTCACGACATCAATGCAGTCCTTGCAAACCGAACTGGACACCGTGTCCACCAAACTCGCGTCGGGACTTCAGTTCACAATCCAGACGAACACGGCGCAGGTGTTGGCTGACGTACAGCAGCTTGAGCAGTTTATCGCCCAACGCGACATGATGCTAATGGTGCAAAGCAATATCGACGAGCTCAAGGGTAAGGTGGACGAGATGAAAGAGTCTCTGGAAGCAGGGACCACATCAACCCACGAAATCGACGACAACGCCCGCGAAGTTCAGCGGGCAATCGACAATCTCAAGAGGGACACCTCGTCCACACATACCATCTACATCCGGCGCGTCGAGACAAACGCTGCTGGCGGCCTTGCGGGTTGGTCACAGCGGTTCCGAGACGGCGGCCAAGCCTTCCGCCGTCGCATTGGCAAGATCATTGGCGCGGGCACTGCAACATCCGACAGCATCCCGGCCATGCTCTCCAACGGAGAATTCGTCATCCGCGCCGCGATGGTCCGCAAGTGGGGCGCGTCCTTTTTCGAGGCGCTGAATAGGGGTGTGATGCCGCCTATGCCGAAATACGCGATGGGCGGCGCGGTCAACGTGCCCCTTTCCATGTCTGGATCGTCCGAGGCGCTGACGGTCACATTCCGCGCTGGCGACCTCGAAGCCCCGGTCAAAATCTCCGACCGCACAAGCAGGGAGTCCATGAAGGCCTTCGCCCGCGAACTGCAAAAAATCCGGCTGGTCCAAGGGTAATATGGCAACACGATTCCGGCTCTACAGCACCGACGTTGCGGCCACGCTTGCCCCATCCGCACTTGAGGCGCCCCCGGCCACGCTCATTGTTTGGGACCATGACCCGATCAAATCGCAGGGGCTACAGATCACGCCACCGGCCAGGCGCGGCCAGGTCATCCGCACGGGCACGAGCGTTGTGTACCACGATCACGGCGTCGTGGAGGGTGACGGGACTTTGACCATCACGGGCAATACCGACGATGGCGAATGGCTGAGCGCGTCCACGGTTGCGGCACTGCGCACGGCCTACGCTGCCGAGGACACAGAGTGGTATTTCACGGACGGCTTCAACTGCTGGAAGGTCAGATTCCAAGCCATGAACCTGTGGCGTCATCAGTTTTGGGCAGAGCATGGGATACAGAACTTTTCCTATGAGATCACATTCCACATCGTGAGCACCGAAATATGAATTGGCGCGTCCTGCTGAACGGGACAGACATCACGGCCTATTGTTCCGGCGTCCAGACCCGATTCGAGGCTGACGCCATTTGTGGCGAGGTGGAGGTTTCTTTGGCCTCCCGCGCCCCGCTTGCGGGAATCGTCGTGCCCCGCGTCCCGCAAGCGCTGTCCATTGCCGTGGATGAGCACAACGGCGTGGCATGGGTTTCCCGGGGCGAGTATTTTCTGGAGGAGATAGGCTACCCACAGGACACCGAAGCCAAGACGGCAACCATCTGGGGCCGGTCATGGTCGGCCCGCCTGACGACGCCATGGGCGCAGAAGGTGTCGAAACAGTGGGCCACGGGCGAGACGATAGCCTCCATTATTGCCGAGGTTGTCAACCCGCCTGGTGTGACGTTCTCGCTCGATACCGATTACGACGTTTGCCAATATTGCTACGCCGTCTCGGACCAGACGCCCGCCGAAATCATCCGCGACTTGGCAACGCGCTCGGGGCAAATCATCTGGCCACAGGTTGACGGGTCCATCGTCATCGCGCCGCGCCTCTACACATACGGCGTGCCTGACGTTGTGCTGTCGTCTGACGACATCATTGTGGAGTCGCTAGACCGCCAAGTGCCCGACTTCGGCAATCGGATTTTGGTGTCCGGTGATGCGGCCGTCTCGGGACTGTCCGTCCAAGTCGTGCCGCTGGCCGACGAGGACGCGTGCGTTGTGGCGGACGGTCAATCCACGGTGCGGCTCATCGCCATCGTGACCGGCGCGGATGGCGATCCGGTGGCTCTTGGCACAGAGGTCGAATGGTCGGCGTCCTCTGGCCTCATGTCCGCGCAGACGAGCATTACGCAGTCCGTGATTCGGCAGGCCGAAGTCCATCAGGCGGACAGCTACACCAAGATGACCCTGGACCTGCCGGCCGAGTCCGTCATCGGGTGTTACCGGCGTACCGACGTACGGCGGGCCAGAAACTACTACACCGAGCGCGGCGGGAGCGTCTCGGGCCGCGTCATCACGTTTTCGGCCCCGCTCGACTACTATGACCAGACGATGGTCGTGGACTACATCGTCCAGGGCGCACCCATCACATGGACGGCTGGTCGCATCCCCGGCGATGTGACAGTTCTGGCATCCGTGGCCGGGGCACAGGGCTATTGCACGATCCATCAGAGCAACCCGACTGCCTGCGCAACTCAAATCTCGCTGGAGGCATCGCCGTCGAGCCCATGCTTGGGTGACGCCGTGGCGATCCTCCTCAAGACGACCATGTTTGGAGGGGCCGGTGTCGGTGCGGCTACGTTTGGGATGCAGGGCTGTGGATCATTGTCGAGCACGCGCAAGACTCTTGCTCCACGCGAGATCACCGAGACCCTGCGCACATCAATCTGGGGCGGGGCTGTCGAGGTCCGACTCACTGCCGTGCCTGCTGCTGGGACAACCCCGTCGGTCGTGTTGGCCGAGACTCCGGGCGCGAACCTGTACGAGTCGCACGATGGGCAGGTTGTCATCCTCTCGGACGATACGATCCTCCCCGGCACGCAGGTTGAAGTCACATACGTAGCAGGCGGCACGGCGCTGATTTCGTGGCTGCCGTCCGCGCTGCCCTCGGGCACCGAGTCCATTGTCGAGACGCTACTCGTCACACACTCGGGCGAAGCCCCGGATACGGTTGCCCAGGTCACGCTCACGCGCACCCCCGTTGCGGCCCCGTCTTGCATCCCGCTGATGGAGATCAGCAATTTTTACGCGTCGCACGACAACAAGGTGGTCACGCTGCTGGAAGATTCCGGCGTCATCCTGCCGGTCGGCACGCAAGTCCAGTGCTCCTATCAAAGCGTCTGGCAGACGCAACCAGGGTGCTCGGCAATCATCACCGTCCGAGTCGATGACGGGTCCGAGGACGGCGGACGTGGCCAGATCAGTGTCTCCGCTCGGGACTGCCGCACGGTCAACCCGTCCGGCGGGTCTGGCTCGGGCAGCACATACGACCCCGAAGACCCGGATCAGATACCTGATGAAACGACAGACCCAGAAGAAGAGGGCGACGACGATCCAACATCGTGGCTGGAGCCGGAAGAGGAGGAGGTGACGCCGACGGGGTGTGGGCCGGAGTCGATCAATCAACGCACCCCGACAATTACGGCCAAAAACCACGATGCCGTGTTTGTGGGCGAGTGCCCCGGCACCTGCACCTGTGACGAGATTTGCGCGGCCCTACGGTCTACAGGGCGCCTCTCGGTCGAGGCCAACATGACGTATAGCACGTGCATGGCCGCTTGTGCCGCTGCACGGGACGCCAAATGCACTCCGTGCTCACTGGATGGCCCGTCAATACTCAACCCAGGCCAGGATGGGACGTGGACTGACGGCAAAGGCAACTCCGGGGAGTGGTCAGGGCAAATCCCTCTCAAGTCTCGGACGTTCGTGGATGGCTATGTTGCCACGATGCCGACCGGAGGGGCTGGCCCATTTACGGTTCGCGTCTGCTACGGCGAGACGCCGGAATCGTGCTGTGAGGCACAGGTGGATTTCCCCCCGTGCTCACTCTCCGGCCCGACTGAACTCGACCCAGGCGACGAGGGCGTCTACATCCCGTCTGCAGGGGTGACCGGGGCATCGTGTACGTGCTCCGGGGATATGACCATTGTCCGCGCAACGAGCGTCGGATTTGTGTGCAAAATGTCCGACACTGGGTGCGCAGGCACTGTGACGGTGGCCTACGGCGGGCGGATTTGCGACAGCATCGCTGTGACAAATCCGCTCAACGACTACACGGGGACGGTCAGCGGTGATGCATATCTGGGCCCGGGCGAGTCAGCGACGTACTATCACGATCTCGGTGCTGGCGCAGCGTACACTGGAGACCTACCTGTAATCAGGTCAGTCGATAATGGCGTGATCTGCATGATGCCAGCCAACGCGCCACAGGGCGCAATCTACGAGGTCAGCTTTACCGGCCTGTGCAACTCGTCTGCCAGCATGACCGTGAGCAACTTGTACGATACGGAGGGTAATTGTTTGGCCCCCGGCTATGGGTGCGGGTGTCCTCCTGGCCCAGGTACGATAGTCAGTAACGGAGAGTCATCGAGCGACCCTGCATGTTATCGTGTTGGCGACTCATGCTGGACAAGCATGTCAACATCAGCGGCAAAAGTCTCTTGCCCTGGCCAAAACTCGTGGTTGTGCCTGGGTACGCAAATCCGCGAAACATCCTCGGTCAGTAGTGGTGACTGCGGATGCGGCGCGGCAACATTTACCTACCGCGATGCGGCGGCGGTCGAATGATTAACAACGATATTGATGCTTTGTACTTACGATTGGCCCGCGTTGATCACGGGAGCCTGCGCCGTCTGATGGCACGTCTTGACGAGATGATTGACGGTAGGATTGATGAGGCGCGGGAATGGCTCGTGTCACGTGGATGGGTCGAGGTCGAGGCCGTCCCGAATGACGCCATCGTTGCTGATGATAAAAAAACGTACCTTCCAGACGGGCGCGAGGTCATGCCTGCACAAGGCAAGCTGTGGGTGCTCTCGCAGGATGAGCACGCACGCCGGCTGGCAGTGCGCATGGATAGATCGCGCGAGCCAAAAGAGGCGCGGGAGCAACCAATATCGCCAGCAACATGCGCGGCTGTCATCGATGGGCAGTTATGCGGCGGAGAGCTAACGCGGAAGCCAGTGTGCCCGCGGTGCGCTCTTGGCAAGCATGGCGTGTCCGCAACGCTGACGTGTGATGTCTGCGGTACTGTAACTGCGGAGATGATGCCGCGATGATCCGCGCTATCCGTCCAAACGCAATGGCCCAGGATGACGCCGCGATGGCCAGCGGCTGGAACGTCGCCCCGAACCTCGCGTATGTCCTGCACTTGCTCCCCGGCCCTGCGTCATGCGGCGCCTTGCTCTATGGCGAGGACGGCTCGACGCTTATCGCCACGGGCGCGGCTCTCGTCGGCACCGCGCAGCCGTGCGTCCTGATCCCCCAGTCCGGCCAGACGGTTGAGATGGTGGATGCCGACCTCGGATGGCATCTGCTCCTGACGACCACGGGCACGGAGAGCCACCGCACGATCCGCATCGGTCCCGCCGTTGACCTCCCTGACGAGATCCATCCCGTCTACGGTGACGATGACATTGCCCTGGCCCGTGCGACTGCGGCCATTGACGCGGCGGCGCATTACGTCGACGACGTGACCGTGACTTGTCCGCTCGGACTCGGTGCTGGCTTGGGCGACGTTGTGAGCGTGCCAGTGGATGGCGGTGCGGTGGTCGGCCAGGTTGAGAGTATCACATGGACCGCGACGCCGGACGGGACGACAGAGACAGCGGTGATTCGACGGCATGTGGCCATCGCGCCCGAGGCTTTTGCAGAGATCGCACCGCCGATGGTCGCGGATGACTCTGGCACGGCCACGCATCTGGTCGGGACGAGCGGCAACGTGCTGGCAAACGACGAGGCGGGGCTCACCGTCACTGCGGTCAACGGGTTGACTGCAAACGTCGGAACGGCGGTGGATGGCGACAACGGTGGGTCGTTTACCATCGCCTCCGACGGATCGTGGACATTCTCGCCCGATGGAGATTTTGCACTACTCTCCGGCTCCGAGACTGCCGATACATCTGTCACATACCACGCATCGGACGGCACAGCAGAGGCCATGGCGACGCTGACGGTGACGGTGAGCAGCGGGGCCGCGCCTGAGTTGTGGACTCCTGCGGAGATCGCAACGGCGATCTGGCTGGATGCCGCGGACAGTTCGACGATAACGCTCATCGGCTCGGCAGTTAGTAATTGGGCAGACAAGAGCGGGATGGGCCGAGGTGTTGCGCAAGCTGCTGAGGGGAGTCGGCCAGTATATGACAGCGCGTCAAAATCTGTTAATTTTGACGGGGTTGACGATCATCTCTTTAATTCGCTGCCGTTTATGTACGCGGCAGGGTGCTCCTATGTCTACTGCGTTGCCAAACCGGTAGATCTTATTAGCAACGCATACTTTTTATCCGAGGGTCGGTCTAGCAATAACAATCCGCTATATTCTAACATGCGGATGCACGATGGTACAGCAAGCTCGGGTGGTGGGTTTCTGCGCAACGACGTGGGAACAATTAGGCTGGCCCAAACCGTTGGTCAGTTCGCTGATTTTTGGGTTACAGGGCAAGCGGATATTTTGTCCTCTGAGGATACGGGGACATCTTTTGGGATGAGGAAGAATGGAGGCGTAGCAACATCAGGATCGTACAGCAGGGCCGGAAGCGTCACGCTCGATCGTTTTTGTGTCGGAGGAATACTGCGAGGCTCGTTTGCCGCCCCGATAAGCATTGATTTGCATGAATTGCTCGTGCTGACATCCGCGCCTACTGCGGATTTACGACAAAAAATCGAAGGCTATCTCGCCAATAAATGGGGGCTGGCCGCAAAGCTCCCCTCCGACCATCCCTACAAATCAGCCCCGCCCACAATATGAGGTAACCCATGCCCATCACCCCCTCGTCCATCCTCCCCCGTCGCCAAGTGCCCGAGATCGCCACCGGCCCCGTCGTCGCTGTCGGCGTCGGCTCTGTGTCGGTGCGCGTGCGGCCCGACCTGACCGTGCTTGTCTCAACACCCGATCCCTACGCCGTGGGCCAGATGGTGTCCGTGGCCATCCCGTCAGGCAATCTCAGCGCGGCACAGATCATCGGTGGCGCGTCGGGGAGTGCGCCCAGGATCAGGCAGGTGGTGGTTTAGCACCATCCGTGCCATCCCGATTTTCGCTAACTGCAAATTACATGCAGTTAGCTTTTTTT